CCTGTTTGCATGTTGGGCACATACTACGTTGTGTAGTATCCATCATGTTGGTCTCCAGTAGTTGCCCGTGCGTCCGGCAGCATAGAACGGTCCGTTGTTCGAAGGTTTCATACAACGAACTCTACTGGACGCACGTACGTCTTGTCTGCCTTGGCACGATACTCTGGGATAGGACGCCACATCGTCGGTCTATTGGGTACAGCCTCGTTGTTAACGTGGAATCCGTGTTCCCACTTTGGATCGTACACGGCCACCAACACTCGCTTGTTTGGAAGACAGACTTCCACTGTCTGTCCTTCAAACGGTAGATTGTCAGGCTGATATGGTACCCAACCCATCGCTTTCCAGTTGACGGCTCGTTGTATTCGCCTGAGCTGATTCATTGCAACCTCCAGTCGATAGCAAGTGTATTACGTCCCACATTGCTAGCTGTTGTGCCAGCGTTGCTAACGTGTCGAATCGATATAGCTCCCCTGTCCCACGGTGTTCTAGCTCGTAGCGAAAGGGTATAATTGAGATGCGATCCGTCCAGGGCGTCAGTGTTCTGTAGATACGCAAATCCCAACCCGGCACTGAACGGGCCGCGACCAACAATGATCTGTCCGAATGGAGACCAGTTGTTTTCCGTCTTGTCAGTTCGTCCGAACATGTAAGTACCAACTTGGAAACCAACATGAGCAAGACTAGGATCAGCCCAGGTATAGTACAGCCCAATATACGGACCGCGTCCGGTGACAAGCTGTGCGCCAGTCTCCAGATGTAGTTCTCCAGCATGAGAGCACCTAACACCAAAGATAACGAACAGAAGCACAAAAGCAACGATAATAGGAATGACTTTCTTGTCATTGCCAAACAACCTCCCGATCCAACTGTTCTTGAACCATGTTAGGAAAGCGTTCATACACTGTTGCCGTTGACCGGATCACGCCACACAACACCGTCGTATACGATCACTTTTGTGAGCGTGGTGTCGTAATAGAACATGCCCTTGAAGACATTGTTGGGAGGAACGGTAGATGTTGGCCTCTGTGCAGTAGTGCCGCTAATAGCTACGCGCGTATATCCATTAGCCTCCAGACGTTGAGCAATGTGCTCTTCGTAATCAACTGCCGTTCCCGGCGCATCGTTATATGTCTTACCAGAACCCTCGTGCCTTACCCCAGACTTCACAACTCCAGGCGCAATCAAACGAACTGTACCCATGATATTTAGACCCCTGCAAATGAAATAGGAAATGGAACATTGCCCAATGGCAGCTTACGTCGTGGTCGCACCAGACGCTTATGACCTAACAACTTAGCAAGCTGTCGCTTCAACGTGCGACGTCGACGCAACTCAGCTCGTGCTTTCTTTTTACCGAGCGGTAGTTTCATACAGGATCGTGGCGCTCATAGCCCACGCCTCCCCGTTCGTTACATGACACCTCCACGCGTTCACTACGTACCGCGCTGTATGCCAATTGCATCAATTGGTCAGCCGGCAATTTGTTTGACTTATCCAGTCGTATCAAACGACCATCGGACATCGTCATATACACTACAACGATCAAATTGCACTGCGTAACAACAACGCTAGTAACTGGATGACCTTCAACCTTCGGCGCATTTAGTTCAATAGGAACTTCTGCAGCAGTGCATTTTTCCATTACGAAACCGACAGTCACTGCTGTGAGTAACATGGATATTATATACTTCACTGTTTTTGACCCTTCCCGTTTGACGGGCGTAGCATTTGGAATATAGCAGGCTGCGATATGCCTGTTTGCTTTTGCGTATGTATAGTGTTGCTACCAACTTTGTTAGGTATGGCAGCCAAGCGAGCTTGTTCTTCTTCGCGTTCTTTCTTCTTGTTGGCCAGGAATGCGAGTAATCCGCTTCCAGCTTGTTTTATCATCGGTGCGAGCGCGTAACGCATCGCATCCCAGATGTGGTTATGCTTGTCTTCTACTTCGGCCTTGACATCTCCTGTTAATTTGTCTATCTTGAAACTGTACAGTCTGGCTTCCTCGGCCGCGTGGATGCACCGAGGATGTATGACGATCTGTTCAAACTGTCGTAAGAATGCGATTCCATCTTCGACGCTGCCATCCCACTTTTCGACGGCCACGATCTCAGGGTAACCGTGTCTCTGCATATAGGAGATGGTTTCGGGGCGTGCGCTGTCAGCACGAGTGCGATACTTACGGCTATTGGGCATAGCATTATCGAACAGATCAGGAGTCTTGTCGATATCGCATCCGACTGCGTATGCTTCGTACTCGATATACAGTCGGGTCCCATATATCCAACATCGAACGAGGGTGGTTGGATCCTTAGCGAATCCCCAGTCTGCTCCCTGATATGGGCCATCCCAATCTGCTGCAGGATCGAAAGCTTCGATGACATACTTGCCTCGCATTATCTGTGAGTCAGAGTTAGTACGGCACTCGCCTTCCCAAACATGCTCATAAGCAGCGGCGTCTACACGCGCCAAGTAGTCCTTTTCCTTGCGTAGCTCTTCGGGGAACCAGGGATTGTCACGCCAGGACATCTTAATGATGTGGGCGTCATCACCTAACTCCTTGATGTTCTTAACGAAGCGCTTGTAGGTTGGATCGTCTTCAGCATCGGGATTGAACGTTATCCATATTTCAGACCCTGGCTTACGCAGTGTTGGTATCAGCACTTCCCAGCTACGGTCGCTGACCTTTTCTGCTTCTTCAACCCAAGCTATATCGATGCCCTCCATGGACTTGATCTTCGTTACATTGTTATGCAGTCCCTCGAAAACAAACTCGCTTCCCCAAAGCGTCTTAATAGATCTGTCTGTTATGTCAAAGTACGAACGAAACCCCATCAGCTCTATCTGCGACTCTAACAGATGATGAACTGACTCTTTAATGGAGTTCTGAAACTCACGGCAACATAACACACGGATCTGCTCTGACTTAGGACGACCAACGAGTTGGATCATCTTAATGATCAAAGCACGAGCAAAGTTCCAACTCTTGGCGCTACCTCTTCCTCCATATGCGCCCTTGTAGCGCTTGGGCTTAAATAGATACTTCAGCTTCGGCGGAAAACGAACTACTGTGGGCGCAGTAGCGCGTGGAGCCCATTGTACATCCTCTGTACTCACAGTCAGTGTTGCTCCAGCAGTTTGCCTATGTCTTCTGAGTCATCATCCTCCGTACCAAACGCTACTATGACGTTGGGCGCCTGGATGGGATTACCATTAGGATCGGCTAGATTAACCTGGGATGCCCAACGACCACGAGTCTTCAATGCGAATATAGTGGCAGATATATTGCCACGCTTTATATGCTCAGTCAGTTTATCCGCGCACCACGTCACATATAATTCAGTACCGATGTGCAATTCCATTGCGAAATACTTACGTAATGTTTCCGGCTTGATAGAGTTACCGTATCTAGACTCTATTAGACTACAGATCTGATCAACTGTCATTCCATATGCAACGAGCTTACGAACAAAGTCTCTATCCCCCTTCGTTGGTTCGTATGGCGGGCGACCCGGTCCACGCTCTATTTCAAATCCTGACGTGTGAGGGGCTTTACGTGCGGCTTTGGGCAGTGTGTTACGTGGACCTTTGCGCGTACCGTTATTCTTTGCCTTTACTCCTGTGTAGTTTTTGCTCGGGGTTCGTTGGCCCTTCTTATGGAACTTGGGCATGTACTCTAAACTCCGTTGCTAATTCTGGCTCACTGATAGGCAATGCGGGCAACAAGCGCTCTCCTCTGTACCATTCACTAAGTGCTCGGCGCGAATAGTGATTTCTGCGCAATAGCCCGCGAGGCTCACACTCTGAACAAACAACCAGGAAATCATCGAACGGACAACCATGAAACGCAACCCTATGAATGGTCCATGCTCCACAGCCTATGCACTTCTGTTTCTCATCTGGCTTATCGATGTAAGTTAGTTCGGCCTTGGCACAGAAGTCAGAAGCATGGTGTAGAACAGCTCGCAATTGAGTGCGGTGTCCTTCACACTTACCCTCTATACACGGAGCAACCGCATGCATTTCCTTAGTACTCGTTATGTTGGTCTCAGCCCATCTCCATACACCACGAATCAAACTCGGATATTGAAACTTTGTCATGATTTGACCCCCACAGTATCCAGCTTGTAGGCACGCCATAATGATATAAGTATGGAGTTTTTCGCCTCTACGGATTCTATCTATCAAAGAATCTTCACACCAACATAACGAGTTATGTTAGCACCACTACTGTAAATGAATACAGTACCAAAATTTATGCGCCCAGGGCATGCGCCAATTGGCGCATAGGTTTTTTATGCGCCAATGCGCCAATGCGCTCATCTCTTTTTCCAAATTAAAACCTGTAGCAGATAGCCTACAAATCAACAAAATGCGCCGATTTCCGCAGCATATAGGCGCATAAAATAATCCTTAAATCTCCTGGAATGCGCCCATGCGCTAATGCGCCGTTAAACCCTTTAATACACATGTGCGCCTACATACACACGGAGGCACGCCCCTTATGCGAGATCTAGCTCATATATACCTGAAGTCTTAAGCGGGGGTGAGGGGTGTTGGTTTTG